CTCTCCTGTCGCATACGACCTCCAAGGCCAAGGTGGAAGCATTGTTCTTTCGACCGCTGCCACCACCTATACTGGCAACATCCGCTGGATTCAGGTTGTGAATGACGCTGTGCTAGCGACCGTGGCGAGTGCCTCTGGCAACGTCACTGGTGCGTCTAGGTTGCAGACGATCACCCTCCCTGCGGGTCTGGGTATCGGTGGCAACTTCAGCCAAGTCGTTCTCACCTCTGGCGTTGTTATTGTCTACTTTGCGTAATGTCGCAATTTCGGTCTACTGGTGGGCTGGACGACTCGATTGCCGCCGATGGTGATCGTGGTTTCTTTGCCGTAAACCAGAGATTGCAGCTTAACCAGTTGGAGGCGGGCGAGGTAAGGGAAAGCCTTAACGGTCGCATGGAGGGCTTCTGGAGGCCGCGCAAGAGCGTGGTGTCTGTTAGCCCTGTGCTGACTACTGGAGGCACTCCGTTGAACCTTCCGTTCCATGTGCTTGTGGTTGAAAAGACCATCACCAGCGTTACTCGTTCTGGTACGACAATCACGGTTACGGCTAACTCTCACGGGTTTACCAATGGTGATTCCGTGTACATTTCTGGCGTTGGATACACTACTGGCTCCAATCCAAATGGGACATTCGTTATTGCCGGGGTAGCCACAAACACATTCACATACACGCTTGCTGGTGCTGATGGAGCTTACACTACCACCGCTAGCACGACCGCTGGGAACATAACCCAGAATTTTAGAGCAATCACCGCTGTGTCGTATACCGCGAATGTGGTAACGATTACCGTGGCTGGACATGGGTTGGCTATTGGGGTGGCTGGCAACCTTACGGTTAGCGGCATTACCTTTACTGGCACGGATAACAATGGGGTTAAGGCTGTGACTGCGGCTACCATAAACACATTGACCTTTCCTGTTACTGGCGTGACTGCCGTGGCACTAGGGGCGACTCCAAGGATTACACAGATCGACATTAACGATGCAGCCGCCAGCGATGTGTTGGCATCCTGCATGTTCTCTGACCCTAACGAGTCCAACAAGGAATACATCATTGTTGCGCTGGAGACTCTGGCGAAGAAGATCGACCTTTCCACTACGCCCTACACGGCAACAACTATCCCGTATCCCGTGGGTTCCACAGTTGGGAGCAACTGCGATATGTTGCAGTGCTTTGACAAGGTGATGATCATGCGGGATGGGCAACAAGCTCTTGAGTGGTACCCCAATGGCAGGGCTATTCTTTCTGCGTCCTCCAACGCGACCGCTAGTCCAAATACCGTGGTGACAATGAGAGTTCGTGAACACGGACTTACGGCTGGGTCATCCGTGGTTATCGCTGGGCTTACTAGTGGCACTCCTCCTAATGGAACATTCACGGTGGCAACAATCGTCGACCAAGACTCATTTACCTTTGTGGCATCTGGGATCTCCACTAGCACCACATTTGTAACCACGGTAGCCACCATGACTGATGGGTTTACCCTGTCCCCCGGTGGTGCTTACACCCAGCCACAAACATTTGTTTCTAGTGGAACCCATGTTACAGTATCAAGCGGTTTGGTTTCCTTGACGATTACAGGCAACTTAACGATTTTTGCTGGTGATGTAGTTGTGATTTACGAGACAACTATCCCAGAGTTTACCGCGATTGTTGGTAAACAATTCCAAGTAACATCAGCGAGCACAACCAACATCCAGTTCCTTGCGCCAGTCGCCAACATATCGGCTAGTGGCAGCACTGGTCAGGTTGAGTTTGGCGGCAGGTTCACAGAAGGAGGTGGGTTTATGCACCAGCCCGGTGCGCCTTGGGCCACCTACTTCCAGCGCAGGTTGTTCGTTCCGTTCTACTACTCCCAATCTGGCACTTTTAGCGCACCAGTCTACACCAGTAGGAAGATTTCCGACGAGATTGCGGTTTCTGACCTGCTGGACACTACGACCTTCGACCAGATCGAGAATCAGTTCCGTATTACTGGAGGTACTGCCGACTATGTGGTAGCGATGCACGGGTTCTACGACGATTCCTTGGTGGTATTGAACCGCAATAGCATTCACCTTGTGGCCCAGACCCAAGGAAGCCTGTCTGATACCGTGGTTAAGGAGCTTACTGGCGAGGTTGGTTGCTTGGCTCGCAAGACGGTGGTCATGCAGGCTAACAATATGTTGTTTTTGGCCGACGAGGGCATTTACGGGCTGACCTTCCTCAACGATTACAACCTTCGTGGCACGGAGGAACCGCTTTCCAAGAACATCCAGCCGTACATCGACCGCATCAACAAGAACCTTGCTGACAAATCGGTAGCAGTTTACTTCAACAACCGCTATTACATCGCAGTCCCGTTGGATTCTGTAGCTGGAGGTAATGATGCCCGTGGAAATAACGCGGTTCTGATCTACAACTTCTTGAACAAGGGGTGGGAATCGCTGGATACCTATGGAGATTCTAGGTTTCTAATTAAGAACTTCATCACGGCAAGTGCTGGGGTGCGGAATAACCTGTATGCCGTTAGCGCAAATGGTGGCTTGCACCAGATTGACGCTGCCGACTCCTCAGTAGACCGCTTGAGCGTAACGAATGAAAGCACAGATGTGGTCACCCCCACAATCAACTCGTATGTGACTAGCCGTGGGTACGACTTCAAAACCCTTGAGCGCAAGAGGTTCACGGACGCACAGGTTCAAATGCAGAACTTGTCTGGGGAAACTGGCGAGTATGACATTGCGTTTGCTACTGAAGACCCAGATTCCGCAGAAAGCATAGGAACCACCACCACATTCCTTGGTGGTCAGATTCTATCACCTAGCACATCTGGCGAGGCTGAAACCGCAAGCATCCGATGCAGACTTGGTGGTCAGCGTGGCTATACTGGGACTATCACATTGACAAGGACTATCGGTTCACCTAAGATCCACTCTATTCAAGTGGCGGGTTCCATCACTAACAGACAAATTCTATCACAAAAATAATATGGGAGTTGTAAATACAACCTACACATTTACAAGCACTGACACAATTACCAGTGCTAAGATGAATAATATCATTGATGAAACGACATTTACTGGTGACGCAATCCAAGGAACCACCTTGCAAGTGGTGTCTCCGGGAAAACTCGCCGTAAATGCTGGCGGGATTACCTCTAATGAACTTGCTTCTGGCGCTGTTACAACAAATGCGCTCGCAGATGGAGCAGTAACCCAAGCTAAAGCATCTAATATGCTTCTTCCTGCTGGTGCTATTATGGCATTTGCCATGAATGGTGCGCCGACAGGATGGTTGGGTGCTAATGGGTCAGTTGTAAGCAGAACAACATATGCCAATCTTTTTACTGCAATTGGAACCACATATGGAGCCGGTGATGGCAGTACTACATTTCAACTGCCGGACTTGCGTGGCTATTTTGTTCGCGGTGTGGGTGTTGCTGGTCAAAATGGAGCCAATGGTGACGGAACTGTATCTGATACATTTGGTGTAAAACAAGCCGACGAGATCAAGAGCCATAATCACTCATACTTCTCAGCGTTTTATCCTTATTCTTCACTAGCCGTAGGTGGAGGTGCTAACCAATACTTCTTCGCTAACCAAGAAAATACTACTGGAGCAACAGGCGGTACGGAAACCCGCCCAAAAAACATTGCAATGCTTTACTGCATTAAGATTTAATGACCCCACTAGAATCAACGATAGCACTTTATGAAGAAAATGATATTGATTTCCAACAACTTCTCACATGGCACTTGTGTCATGGCATTGTTGTTTGTGATCACGATTCTTTCTCCATGTGCTATTTCTCTGATTCTGAGTCACCAGAAACACCCTGCTTGTTTGAACACTCTGACACATTGTTTGTCACAATCTGCACGGGAAACATGGAAAAGGCACTACGCAAGTTTGTGGACGACTTCCAATACATTGCATTTCAGCGGGACTTCAAGAACTCCCATAGGTTAAGGTGCTACGACATGCACGAATTTTACAACAAACTTAAATAACACGCATATGGGAAAGAAACCAAAAGCAGTAGCCCCACCAAAGGTTGATTACGATGCTGACATTCGTGCTGGATTGACTGCCTATCAGCAATCGCTACCGAGCATTCTTGCGTTTGAACAGCAGTACCGTCCTCAGTTCACTCGCCTCAATCAAGAGCAGATGGATCTCGCTCGCTCTCTTGAGTTTGCTGGCATGGGTCGCAATGTAGGAACAGTTCGTGGGCTGCTCCAATCGCTTTCTCCAGAACAATCCCGTGAGGTTCAGGCGGCGGGTGGACTTGCTGAGCAAGCTCGTCAAATGCAGGCTGGGTATCAAGATACTGCTACACCGATTGCCCAAAAAGCGATGGAGCAATATGGCGGCTTGTCTGCGCTTCAGACTCAAGCAGCGCAAGAGGCATATGGAAGGTCTGGTCGCCTTTCCCCAGAGCAACTCCGCTCATCACAGCAGGCAGCCAGAGAAGCCTCGGCAGCGTCTGGACGGATTGGTGGCAATGCAGCAATTTCCGCAGAGGTAATGAACAGGGAGCAAGCCCTTGCTCAACGCCGAGCCGAGGCCGCACAATATGGTGGTATCGCGCAACAAGGTGCTATGGGTCTTGCAGGGCTATCACAAGACATCGAAAACCAACGCCTAGCCCGTCAGTCTGGGTTGCTTAGCCAAGCGTCCTCACTTGGCACTCAAGCATACAACCTTGGTCAGAATTTCTATAGCCCCGGACTTGGGTTGCTTGGTGGGGCTCCAGTATCCGCTCAACAAGTTGGGCCACAGCTATTCTCGCCAGATGCGTTCCTCAACCTTGGTGCGGCTAACAGGCAGAATATCCTTGGAGCGCAATCAGCTAACGCGCAGTCAAGTGCTACTCGGAATGCCGCTATGATGGGGGCAGGTGGGGCTATTGCTGGTGCTTCTATTATTGCAATCTAATGTTTAACAAAGTACAATCAGCCATTAAGAATATCGAGACATGCCTAAGTGTCTCCAAGAAACCGTGCCTTGCTTGGAGCGGTGGAAAGGATAGCATGGCACTTCTTGACCTTGTGTTCAAAAAAGTTGGGGTAAAGGTTCCAGTTGTATTCTACCGCGAACAATGGCAACCAAGCAAATACGCATTTCAGAATCGCATAATTGAGGAATGGGGTCTTGAGGTCTATACATGGCATCCAACATTCTCTTCATTCCAGCAAACTGACGACGAGTTTGAGGTGCAGAACAAGTATATCTTTGACAACACTGACATGACTTGCCCTACTGGCATTACGCCAATTGAGGAAGGCAAACCGTGGGTGTGCGCTATGGATATTTATAACCGCCCAAAGAACCCCGGCATTATCGCAGGATGGGATGGGATGCTGGTTGGCCACAAACTCTGCGACTCTGACCCAATCTACGGGGGGGATGCTGGAGTGCGCGTAGATGTGCGTATTAACCCCGGACAGTGCAATGCGTTCTACCCAATGAAAAACTGGACGCACGATGACGTGTTCAAATACTGCGAGGAAAACAATGTGCCAATTCAAACTAGCCGATATGAAAAGGTAAATGGCAAGTGGTCAGAGAAGGTTGACCGAACACATAATTGTGACTATGTTCATGCCTGTACTGCTTGTATTGACCGTAGGGAGTCGGCCCCTAAATTTGCGCATTGCCCAAAGCTGGACTGCACAATTGAAAACATTTCACAACGAGTACTATGGTTTGACCAAAGTATTCCATCTTTCATGAAAGACTAACAACATGCAATTAGGACAACGACTTGGCGAGGGCATAGACCCACGGATGTTTGTGCAGGATTACTCTGGCTTCACAAAAGCTGCGGAGATCCAAGCACAGGGGATGCAGAACCTTGGGCAAGGGATTGCAAAAGGGATAACTCAAGTTGGAGATTACTACAAGCAACAAAAGGAAAAGGCTAAGTCTGTTGATACGGCAAGCCGTATCGCTGGATTGCTGGAAGCTAAAGCACCAGACCTCGTTCCGGGGATTGGACAACTTAAAGCTACCCTTGATGACCAAGAGATACCATTATCTCAACGAATTTCCGCAGCGGAGTCATTATTCAGTACGATGAAGACTGGTTTTGAGGTGCAAAGCCTAATCAACCAAAACGCAATGATGGGACTTCGCCAGCAGAAGTTCGCGGCATCTCAAGGTGGCGGCGGTGGTGGCGGAGCAAAACCTACCGCATCTAGCAACGGAGGATTTAACCCCCTTGAATAATTATGAATCTTCTTGAAACATTCACACAGGTTGTCCCAAAGGCTGGGCCAAAAGCTAAAGAGAAAATTGGAAATGCCCAGCAACGCATCGCACTATTAAGGGCTAGAGGATTTAATGCGGAAGCAGATGTTTTCGAGCAGGGATTGATGGGCAAAATTCAAAACAAAGCCTTTGAAACAATGGGCAATGATTTTGAAGCAATTGCTGAATTTTACGGATCAAACATTAAGGGTGAAGGCGCAACCAGACCACAAGACACCACAGTATCAGACACAGCTAAAAAGGAAGCTACCACCGCTGCGACTATTGCGGAATTAAATCAACTTGCCAAAAAATCTGCTGAAAGTGGGAATCAATTTGATCCATCTCTGGTACAATCCATTACAGCACTTGCTCAAGTAGACCCAGATAAGGCTAGGGAAATTGCTAAATCATCGCTTCCTATTCTTGAGAAAAAGGAAGAAGACAAAACGCCAAAGAAAACCCAAGCTGATGTTACATTCGAGCAGAATGCATCTGCAGCATTGCGATTTACAGATCAATTGACTAACGCAATCACACAGTATGGAACATTTGAAATTGCATCTTCAGAGGGGTCTGCCAAACTTGGGCAGCTTCCATATCAAATGGCAATTGCATATGCAAAGACTGTTGACCCAAGCTCCGTGGCAAGAGAGGGTGAAGTTGCCGCAGCACAGAAGTATTTAATTCCACTTGGGGCTGGTACTCGAAATGATACCGCATTGGCTGCTGCAAAATCTTTTAGGGCTGATATTTTGGAAAGGGTGAATCAGTACAAAAAATCAACTGGTTCAGATATTCAAATTGACACTGAGCCAAAGAAACCTGAAGAAAAACAAGAAGAGACAGTTGGCGGAATCAATTCGTTCTTCAATAAATTCAAATAACAAACCACCTTTAAGGTAATGGCATTCAATGTACCCGAAGAAGAAAAGCCAGAATTTAACAAAAAAGTCCAAAGCGGACTTAATTTGTTTGCAAAGGATGTCCAAAGAACTCTTGGGCAACTAGAAGTTCTGCAACCACAGACTTTGGTTGAGGCGTACAACCAACCTGTTCAAGCCCCAATCGCCCGTGACCTGACTCCACTGGAGCAGTATGTTTACGAGCCTCAGCCAGTCCCAGAGGTTGGTAGTCTCACCGAGATGCCAGCGAGGGATAGCATGGTTGTTCCGCAGGAGCAGCCTCAAGTTGTATCAAACTTCGCCAATCAAGCAGACGCGCAATTTGACAGGGATATGGTGTCCATCACGCCATACGAGCAAGCCGTTACTGATGTAATCGGAGCGGAGGTTGATTCGCTACGAAACGATGCTGGCGAAATCGCAAAATCACCATTGGAAGTTTTCTCTAAACCGCTAAACGCAAATAGCGTGCGCGCATTAGGGTTGGTAGATCAAGATGGGAATCCAACCGAAAGAGGTCAGTTGTTTTACAATCTCCAGCAGTCTGGAATGTTCAACGATGATGGAACCATTAACGAAAAGGGTCAGGCGTATCTTACTCCAATTGGGGAGATGGAAAACCCAGAGTGGTTTCAGCAACCCGGAAGCAAAGAGAAATTTGACATTCTGTGGGAGGATGGAGTTATCCGATCCAGTTCAACACCGGGTGAAATTCTTAGCAATGTTACAAAGTTTGCTGGAGATGCCGTTTATGGTGGTGCGGAATTGGCTCAACAGCAAGCAATGGGTCTGGCATACAACTCCAGAACTTGGGGTGGATTGCTGGGCATGGAAGACTCCAGACCAGACTATCTCAAGGCTCGTGGAGAAGCTACGGAATTATCCATAGCTGAAAACATGTACAAAAATGTTATTCAGACATCAAATTTGATTGATGTTGGTCTCGCTTCCGACAGGCAGTTTATTGATGAGTCGATTATGTCGCCATTATATGGTGCATTAGAGAAAATAACTGGCATTCAAAGACCTCAACCACAGGAAATTGATCAAGCTAACGCTAACATCAAAAACTCGAAAGATGCTCTGGTCGCGGCTCGTTACCAGCAGTGGGTGACCGACCAGCGTCTAGCCAACATGGAAGCTGGGGAGATTGGCGAAACTGTTTTGGGGATTGATAATGCAGTTCAAAAAGCAGAAGCGGCAAAACAAGAACTTGGCGACGAGGAATTCAACAAGGTGTATGGAAGGGTTGGTGCGTTTACGAATATCGCTGGTGATCCGACCAATGTCATTCCTGCTGCATTTGCCGTAAAGGCATCAAGAGCAGTGCCACTTGCCTCTAGGACAATGCTTAATGCCCAGAAGACAATGGGTAACATTGCCGCAATGGATATTGCAATCGCTCAAGGCAATACCGCTGTTCAAGCAAGTCGAGCGGCATTGGCAAAGGTTGAGCCGACAGTCAATCTTGCGCAGCGTATGGCTGCTAATTTTGCTGAAGGAGCAAAAACTCAACCAGCACTACTCGAAAGATCGGCAAAGGCATCACAGATCGCAAATAGGGTAACTGCTGAAGCTAATCAAATTAGATCAACGCTTCCAACTATTACATCCGAGCTTGATAACCTGATTACAAAACGCAATAGCCTAGCTACCAGAATTCCAGAAGCCTACTCACAGAAGGTTCTGCAAACGATGGAGCTTGGTAGGCAGATGCGAGCTATGCCAGCAAAGGCGGTTGGGGCAACCTTGGAGCGTGTTGGTGACACTATTTCAAAGACCGACACGGCAGTCACAAACTTCCTGCAAGAGCGTGGTCTAGATCAAATGTACACCGCTGCCGTTGGCGCAGCCGGGGTTGTTGGTTTGGCTGGAAACCCCATTATTGGCGCACTTGGCGCAGGGGCGGCAGCACTCAAGACAGGCAAGGTTCTGTCCAACTATGGAAAGCTATTTCGTTATGTCGGCAAGGAAATGGAGAATGTGCGTGGTCAGATTCCATTCTGGAAGCGTGTAGCGGCACATACCGCGCCCGGTTCATTGGGTCGTGGGTTTGCACACACATTCAACATGCTAGACTTGGGTGGTGTCACCTCCGACACGCTACGCAGGACTGGTCGTGGTATTGCCGCAGCCGCACCTACGGACTTGATGTTTGAATACCTGTCTGATGGTGCCGACATGCGTCCAGAGACCATGTACCAAGCCGCAGCAGAATCGCTTGTCATTGGAGGATCGTTTGCCGCAGCTGGCGGCGCATTCATGGGAACCAAGAAGCGCATGCGCGAGCTTTCCATTGGTGACGAACTCAACTTTAGGCGCAACTTGACCGACACCCGCCAGAAGGCGTTGTTTGAAGCAATTCCCGCTGGCACTCGCAGGGCCATTTCTACTTACGCCATTGCCAACCCAACACTCAACTACACCTTTAAGGACTCTGGTGCTAGTAGGTACGACCCCAACACCAACACGGCAGTTATCAATGTGAAGTCAACCAACCCGATTCAGGCACTGGTTGCACATGAAACGCTCCACCACACGGTCATCAAGAACAACATGGAACCCGGCATCTCTGCCCTGTTCCTAGGTGACACCAAGAACAACACGGTTGGTGGTTTGTTCCGTTCTAGGGATGGAAAGCTAGACCCTAATTTTGAGGCATTCCGCGATGGTTACTACAAGCGTCTTGGTGTCGAGGGTATGTCCAACGCCGAAAGGGATGCCATTTACCCGCTCGACAAGATTGCGGTGGAGTACTTCATCGAGAAGCACGCTGACCAGTACGCTGCAATGGCTGAAAGTGGTGAGCTTGGCGCGGTTGCCTCTAGTGGTGCTGCTAGGCGCAAGCTTGGATCAATCCTTGAGACCGTCCTGCCGAGGATTCCAGTCCTCAAAGACCTCCACTTCAAGAGCGGCGGGATGATCGACAAGAATGGTGCGTGGGTGACTGGAAACGGCATCCTAGACGCAGAAGGTGTCAAGCGAGACCCGATCACCAACAAGATGTTCCGCGACATGAACAGGCGCAGTGCAGGGCTTGTTCCGGGGCAGTTTGACCCTCTCATGAGCGACAAGCCAGACTCTGGTGCGCCGATCCTGCTAAACCCATCTGACAGCATTGATGCCGAGCTTCTTCACCCGCTGGTGCAGGTGGACGATGCCAACAAGCCGATCATGAAGGACGGCAAGCCTGTGGCACTGGATAGGGCTACAGAGCTTTCGCGTGCGCTTGCAGGGCTTACTGCCAAGGAAATCTTGCAGAGGAAGAGGGCGGAGAACTATGCCCCAGAAAAGGGTGAGGCACATGTGGACGACGAGGGGCAATTCCAGCCCGGATGGTTGTCCAACGATGTACTCACCGAGATGTTCGCTAAAAACAAGTACAACCAAGAGCAGAAGCGCATCATCCGAGAGATGAACAAGCTGATCCGCAAGGGTGCTGGAGATCGCGTTGTCATGATCAACTTCCCTGCTACTACCCGCAACAAGGCTGGGAAGGTAGTTTACAAGCCGCAGGGTGCTACTCTCCGCGACACGGTTCCAGTAGCTGTCACCATCTCCAAGGACGGAAACCTGCTATTCGGACTCATGTCCGTCACAAAGCTGCATGAGAACATCCAGAAACGCTCACAGGACAGACGCGGCAAGAAGCTGTATGGTGGCAATGTGGATTTGATTTTGCGCGACACGCAGGCGATGATGGACTACCACAAGCAAGGCGTAGACAGCATTGAATTCTTCAAGCAGAAGTATGGTGCGGTCGAGGCAGACGAGCGTAAGAAGTTCATTAACACGATGTTCGGTCTACTCAACCAAAAGGAGCAGGCAGTTCTCAACCCAATCCTGCTGGAGGATGGAGTAAAAAGCCGTGACAATGTCTACCGCACCTACCGCGCAGATCGCGTCAGCAAGGCAGTTCCAATGTCGCCAGACGAGTATCCAGCAATGCCATTCAGCTACGAGGCAGTGAGTGCCGTGCGGATGCCAGAGCAACGCCAGATGCCAGAGGTTTCCCCAGAAGACATCAACCCCGTAGCCAACAAGCAGGAGGCACAAGGTCTGTGGGCAGACGGCAAACGGATGTTTGCTCTCAACGAGATGGATGAGAAGCTGACCCCGATCACATCCAAGGCGATGCTGGACTCGTATTCAGCAGATGCTATCGGGTGGATGGAGCCAGAGGCGAAAACCCGCTTCATGCCAGAACCAGTACCAGTTGCCAAGACATCAGACGAGGCATTGCAAGAAAGTGAGTCTGGAGAGCTTCAATCAACTGGAGTTGATGTTCCTGAATCTGTTGACGAGCAATCGGTAATTTCTAATGCAATCAAGGTTGCAAACTCACAATCGTGGAGAAAAGGGCGAGACTTTAAACTTGAGATTCAACGCAGAGTTCTTGATGCCGCAGAAAAAGCGGGTGTCAAGCTATCTGAGAGAAGCTTGGAATCAATTGAATATCTTGCAAGAGTTGGACTGAAAGATGCGCTAATTGCACTAGAACAGAACCCAAATGCCATTGGTTGGTATGACGAGAAAACCAAGCAAGCCCTTGGTGTGATGTCGCTAATGTTCCCAGAAATCGCAACAGATCAAAACGCTCGCTTTGCATTTACTTGGGCATTGGCTGTAACATCAAACGGACTCAAGGTGGACAAGAACTTTGAGCTGGCAGAACGAGTGTATCGTGAATATCGCAATACAGGGAAAATGCCTACCAACATTCAAGCTGGTCAGGCACAGAAAGCGATTAACAAAAGTCTCGATTTGTTCAATCAACTTATTGGTGAGTGGGGAATTGATAACACCCGTCAATTCATGCAGACTGATTTTACTGTTGGTGAAATAGCGCGATTAGGAGTTGTATCAAAAACAGATAAAAAAGAAGTAAAACCGGGTGGAGAGCATTCAGACACTATAGTTCGAGGATCAGCTATTCTTGGGCCAAAAATTGGCAACGGATTCTTCTCAAATTTATATGGTTTATTTGATGCTCTAACTATGGATCGTTGGTTGGTTCGTACTTGGGGAAGGTGGACTGGAACGCTCGTTGAGTTGAATCCAGAACTGACGCAAAACGCAAAAACAAGGCTTGAGGAAACCCAATCACAATTGACAGATTCCGAAAAATCTCTAATGGATAAAGTTATTGGGAAAGATATATCCCAAATGACTACGGAAGAGCTTGCTTTTGCCATTCAAAAAGCATCCATGAAACCAAAATTGCGAGAAGCAATGAATGCAACCGCAATGGGTGAGGAGTTTCGAATGGCCGGAAATGGACTAGCTAAATACCTTGATGGGCAAAAAGAAGCCCCAGCAAACCCAGCAGAACGCAACTTTATCCGAGAAATCTTCGGTTTAATGCTTGACGAACTTAGGGCAGATCCAAAATATAAAGACCTGACGATGGCAGACTTGCAGGCAGTCCTGTGGTATGCTGAAAAACGCCTTTATGAAACCGCTAAGGTTAAAGCAGATCAAGATGCAATTGACTCGTCAGATGCTGACGGATACGAAGATGACGAGGCCCCAGACTACGCAAACGCCGCAATTGGCGTTGCTCGTAAAAACGGAGTTCCATCAAAAAGAATAAACGAAGTATTAGAGAAAATAAAAAATGACGGCGCAACAATTACACAATCTTCAGATGAAGGACGGAGTAGAACTGAAGACCAGCAGCAGAAAAGTGCTGGAGGGTTTGCTGGCAAACAAAAGCAACAGTTCAAACAATATGTCTCAGTCTCAAGAGTTAGACGAAATCGGACGGGCAATGAAAAGGCACTCTGGTCTTACCAGACAAGAAGCGGAGTCGATAGTGGCGACACAGGGGTTCTAAAACCAAAGGCCAAAAAGAATCTAGGTGTAAAGTACATTTCTGAGTGGAAGCCGGGAAGGAAGCTTTCAAATACATTTAGAAATAATGGTCTTCCTGTTGTCAAGTTCTTGGAGCTTGATCCCTCTGACCAAGTATCAGCGAAAAAGTTCGCAGATACCATCCAACAAAGCAAAGACGAGTCACCTCACGGTGCTGCAGTTTATGTTTACCCGGTAGAGGATTACCAAGGAATGAAGTTGTTCCTTTCGGATTCGGGCAAGTCTGGATTTGCGGTCAAGCCTGATGGTGATATTGTTTCTGTATTCTCAATGGAAAAGGGAAGTGGGCGCAGCATTATGGAAGCGGCTATTTCCGCTGGTGGAAAAAAACTGGATGCATTTGATACCATTCTTCCAGAGTTTTACGGAACGCATGGTTTTGTGGAGGCGGCAAGAATTCCTTGGAATGACGAATTTGCCCCGGATGGCTGGGATAAAAACGCCTTTAAGAAGTTCAACAATGGTGAACCAGATGTTGTTATGATGGTGCTTGATCCAAGCCTTGAGGGAGAGTATCAGCCAAGAACGGATATTTATACTACTGATTATGATCAGGCTGTAGAAATGCAAAATGCCATGTTAAAAAAAGCCGCTAGAAGCAGGCCCAAAAAAGCCTCTGCGGACATTCAAAAACCAACCGCAACACCTAATCAATCTGCGCCTAAAAAACCAGCAAGGAAGTCACAAGCAAAAGGTAACGCTTCAGCTATTGCAAACGCCGCAAAGCTGAAGTAAAACTAACCACCATGAGCGAGAAACTAACCGCAGAACCAGATCAAGAATGGTTCGCAGAGGTCATGCGTCGAGCCGAGGAACACGGCAACAGGCAGCGTGTTGAGTTCTGGAACCCGCAGGCGGCGGCGAAGTGTCTATGGCTACTGGCGCAGGGGAAGAGCATCAAGTCCACCTCCGAGATCACCGGGCTTGCCCGTGACACCGTGCGGTCGCTCATGTGGCGGCACAGCGACACTCTGGAGACGAAGCGTAAGGAGTTCAGCCAGAAGTACGCGATGGCGGCGGAGACCTACACCGACCTGCTATTTGCAAAGGCAGACCAGTTGTCAGACGACCCCGACCAACTCAAGAACATCTCCCCAGACCGACTGGCGATCACCGTTGGAGTTTTAACGGACAAGTCTATGCAGCTCTCTGGCATGGCTACTGCGGTCGTGGAACACAGGCAGGGTGCGAGTATCGACGATGCCGCCAAGATGATCGCAGAGGCTAAATCTCGCATCGCCAGCAAGGTGAAGGCGCAGGCAGTCGAGGCTGAAATTGTCGCATGATCCCAGAACCAGAATCCAGACACGCAGACCACCTCAAGGATGGTGGGAATCCAGTTCGCCACTACATGGTCGAGCATGACGGCACGCAGCACAAGTGCCACACGCTATCCTACGCCTCGTACTTGGCCGAGAAGTTCAACGCTAAGGTTTGGAATGTAGTGCTGGAGAAGTACATTGAGCCACACATAGGCATATGCAGGTACTGCCACAGGCATCGCGAGCTTCATTTTGTTGACGGGAATAGAGGGTCATTCCCAGCGGAAGAGGATACATTTGGATGCCCTGAATGCGGAAGTGTTTATCGGATAATCGACATCCTCATGGAAACGGACGCATACAAGACCAACCCATGAAGTGGCGTACCCACCAGATCCTTTCCCCTCCGACCGATGAGGAAATCTCCCTCATGGAACCTACAGACCTTGTGGAGCTGCACAGGGTCTACCACGAAGCCGTAGACAACGCTGAACGCGATCCGTACCGCTTTGGCTTCCGACTCCCACACTGGGCGAAGGCAGAGGATCAGCTACAGGAGGTCAACGAGATTGTAGCACTTGGCGGCAACCGCAGCGGCAAGACGCAGTGGGGTGCATTCTCCGTGGTGCGTGCGGCTATAGAGAACCCCAACGCCGAGATCATGTGCTTCGCGCAGACCTCAGAGGTGAGCATTCGCCAGCAGCAGAGTGCCGTCTGGGACTGGCTTCCTGCGGAGTTGCGTACCAAGCAGACATCTTCTGGGACTTATATCAGTTACACCAAGAAGAACGGATTCACAGACTCCTCGCTAATCCTTCCCAATGGCTCCCAGATCATCTTCAAGACCTATAGTCAGTACCAGAACAACCCGACCATATTGGAGGGAGCGGAGCTGGGTTCTAGGTCTCCTGTGTGGCATAATGTGGGGTGTTGGTTGGACGAGTATTTGCTTGGCCCTGAGTTGATAAATACCCTGCGATTCCGACTAGCTACACGCAACGCAAAGCTACTGCTGACCTTCACTCCGATTGACGGGTATACGGAGGTCATCAAGGAGTACCTAGATGGTGCTACCAGCGTCGAGAGCAGGGAAGCTGAACTGCTCAACGGAGAGCTAGTGCCATATGTGCAGCGCAGTAAGAAGCGCAACGCATCCGTCCACTACTTCCACTCACAAGATAACCCTTTCGGTGGCTACGCACGCATTCGGGAGACACTGGTTGGTCGTCCTAGGGAGGAGATCCTAATTCGTGCGTACGGGGTTCCTGTAAAGTCCCATGCCACCAAGTTTCCCAAGTTCAACAAGGAAGTTAACATTGTTGAGCCTGAAAGCATACCTACCAAGAACGTCACCAGATACCACATCATTGACCCAGCAGGAGCCAAGAACTGGTTCATGTGCTGGATCTCCGTGGACGAGAGCGGGACGTTCTGGGTCTACCGCGAATATCCCGGCGTGGACGTGGGTGACTGGGCTGAGTGGCGCGGTGGCAAGTGGGTTCCGGGGCAGGGGGCGAAAGGCCAAGGTTTTGGCATTCGTGACTATGTGGAACTAATCCGTGACCTTGAGGGTGACGAGGAGATCGCAGAGAGACTGATCGACCCCCGACTAGGCGCAGCCAAGTACCAAGCCGCAGACGGGGCATCCAGTATCATCGAAGACCTTAACGACCAAGATATCGTGTGCATTCCAGCCCCCGGCTTGGAGATCGACGATGGTTTGCAGGCTTTAATCGGGAAAATGGCGTGGGATACAACTATCCCGCGAGATTCCGTCAACCGACCGCACTTCTACGTCAGCAGTGAGTGTGAGAACATCATACAAGCCCTGTCCGAGTACACGGGTGATGGGGGGCTAAAGGAGGCATGGAAAGACCCCATTGACGTGCTACGCTACGCAGCCGTGTCTGGTATTGACCATGTGGATGGGTCGCATATATCTGTAACCATACAAGGAGCAGGAGGATACTAATGACCAACGAAGACCAAACCGAGGCTTTTAACGATGCACTGGATGCCGCCATCGACCGATTCACACAGGAATTTGACCTAACCTATGCGTCCGTTATTGGCGTGTTATCCATGAAAATCATAGAATTAACCCTACAATCAGGAACACATGAAAAATACGACTAAAAAGGCAGCCAAGTCAGCAAAGAAAGTGGCACCAAAGGCAACCGTGGAAACAACTGAGGAAGTCCCAGCAGTGCTGGTAAAGGCATCCCCCCAAGAAGCCCTAGTGATTAGCCTCGCCAACAACCCCAGATATGTATATGCCTCATTAGATGGGGAGAAAGTCACCGTGTCCGTTCCTGCGTGGATGGCACCCAACCTCCTCCGCAAGCCGCTCACAATCGTAAAGACCCCCGATTCCGAACACTACGAAATTTTCAAAGATGGAAACTGAAGACCTCACCGAATATCAAGAAGGAGAAGCCCTTATCTA